TATGCCGGACGTCGACAAGCCGCATCCGGCCCAGCTTGGTCGGCTCGATGTGCTCTGACCACTGGCTGTTTCGGTGTTCAAGAGCTGAAGTCCGGTACGGCCGTGCGTCTATCCACCGCCGTGCGTACTCGGCCACGGTTGTCTTACTGGTGATGTCTACGTAACTGCCCTGGTTCTTGGCGCTTTCGACGTCGGCCAGGTGCTTGGTAGCCCTGCCCACGGGCGCCGGGCCCTTGAACAGTTTCTTGTGCTGGTCGCCGGCCGGATCTCTCCAGCGGGCACGGGCAGCGATGATCTTGCCGGATGAATCCTTGATTTTCTCGATGCTGCCCATGGCTGGCCCCTCGGGTGACGGTTACCGAAACGTGATAATCCCGGTCTCTGGCCAGAGTGTGTCTTGACTTGTCTCAACCTGTCCAATCTTGTCTTTATGCTGACCTGCTCGTATCCGGTTTGCGGTGATTTACAGGTCTCGCGATTCTGTCTCAACTTGACTCAACTTCGCAGGTCAGAGCCATGATCGGCGCTTGCCGTTGGCGTATCTGTCCGCATATCTTGCTCATTGTCCGAACAAGCGCACCGCTGGCCAGAGCGGGGCACAGAGGGCACAACTGCTCGCACCCAACCGCAGACACGGAGACACGCCATGGAAGACAAGCTGATCAGCCCTGAAGAGCTGGCGAAACATCTAGGCATCCCGATCCGGACTGTCTACACGATGAACTGTGACGGCACCGCGCCACCGCGATACAGGGTCGGCCGATCGGTTCGGTACCGGATGAGTGAAGTCGAGCAGTGGCTCAAGGCCCGGCTCGTTCCCACTCACTGACCCCAGACGTGAGAACGGCCCAGGGGACCAGCCCTGAGCCGTTCAGCGCAACCTCACCGCAGACACGGAATTGGTGAACGCATGAACAATGTACCGAACCCTGACCCGGAAACCCCAACATCATTCAGCGTCGCTGACATGAGGTTTCACACCGATGGTGTGAAGACGTTCAACCGCCACGGCTCGCAGTGTCCTACCCAGGAACCGCACTTCACCGGTAAGCCGCTCGGGCACTGCCTCTGGCCGAACGCATCGATCAGGGGTTTCGGGCCCTGGGCGGTGGTGACCCGGTGCTCGGGCGTCCGGGTGCGCATGTTCCGGACCCGGGTCGCTGCGCAGAACGAGAAAGACAGGATCGACGTCGTTCTGTGCTGCCAGAACTGCCGGTGCCGTCACGAGCTGGTGCGGATCGCTGACGCGCTGGTCGGTGGGCTGTGAGCGACCCGTTCGGGACGCCCAGCCACCCGGTTTACCAGCAGACCCGGCGTTGCTCGGCCGAGGACGCCGCGATGTTCAAGGCCAGGGTTCTGCACGAGTACGAGCCGGACGAGATCGCCGCCGGTGGTCTGTTCGTTCCACGGGATCCGTACAGCATCGCCACGGCCCAGGATCTGCCCTATGACTTTCTGGCGCTCGGTCAGCAGGCGGTGGCCGAGTTCGCCCGGCACCTGCCGGCGGTCGGATTCACTCACGCCGGCCACAACCGGCTGCTGCTGCACGGTGAAGGGATCCGGCTCGGCCCGGGTCTGGCACCTGACCCGATCTGGGACGCCCCGGGCTGGTGGGCCGCGCTGCAGCGGATCGCTCACCTGGACGTCGGCAAGCCGGTGGCGCCACCGGCCGAGCCGCAGCGGGTGATCGATGCGTCCCTCGATTTCAACGATCTCGACGACATCCCGGACGCCGTGCCGCTGATCGATGGCGTTCTCGACGTCGACACCGTTGCCCTGCTGGTAGGGAAGTTCGGCACCTACAAATCGTTCCTGGCGCTCGACTGGGCTGCGGCTGTAGCGACCGGCCAGCACTGGCAGGGGCATCGGGTACCCGTGGCCGTTCCGGTCGTCTACGTGGCCGGTGAGGGCGTCAGCGGGATGAAGCGCAGGGCTCGCGCCTGGGCCAAGACACACGGCTCGATCCAGCGCGGCATGTTCACGCTGATCCGAGTGGCCACCAGGCTGAAAGTGGCCGATGACCTGATCCAGCTGGATCAGGTTCTGAAGCGCACCGGCGCCCGACTGCTGGTGCTCGACACGCTGCACAAGGTTGCACCGGACATAGAAGAGAACAGCTCGAAAGACGCTGGAATCGTGATGGACATCATCAGCCAGCTAAAAGAGCGCCACCCAGGGCTGACGGTGCTTTTGGCTCATCACAGTGGATACGGTGGCGAGCATGCACGCGGATCGTCCTCATTAGAGGACGACTCGGACACGGTATTCTTGGTCAAGCTGGGAGCGGACGGAAAGTCAGAGGATCGCTCACCGGAGACGCCGCGGATTCTGGTTCACCGGAAAGCCAAGGATCAGGAATTGAACCCGGCCATCCAGATAAAGCTGGTGGCGGTGGAGGGCTCAGCCTCGGCTGTGCTGGACGGTGAGCCCTGGGTTCCCGGCAAGGGGACCAGGGATGAGCGGGTACCTGAGATCGCCGCGGCTCTGGACAAGGCCGGCGTTCCAGCCACGGCTGGAAGAGACAAGATCTGGGCTGAATGCCAACGGCTGGGGGTCCCCTGCTCGGCGGATGACGCTCGGGAAGTAGCGAAACAGCGAAAGTCGATCCGGCTGGACCTGGGGGCTGGTGGCTCTCTAGAGAGTGAGAGCCACCCACCAGTCCCGTTCGGCCTACCTGGTGGGTAGTGCCCACCAGGTTTGACCTGCACAAACACCCTAACTGGTGGGCAACTGGTGGGCACCACCCACCAGCCCCAACTGGTGGGCACCACCCACCAGGTTTACATACGTATAAAACGGACAAATCGACGATATTAAGGAAGCAACCAAGATGATCATCCCAGCACCGTCTACGCCGCAGTGGGTCTACAGCTTCGACGTCCAGCCGGGTCGGCCTGTGAGCTACGACGGTCCCGACTGCATCGAGCTAGTGGTCTCGTGGTGGGCACCTGACGAAGCCGTGGCCGAGGGATACGCACGGCTGACACCGATCACCGCCCAGAAGCTGGACGACAGCGCCAATGCCAAGACGCATTACGTCTACGGCCGGACGCCGGAAGAATGCGACGCCAAATGCATGGCGTTCTACAACTACCACAACCGCCCGTTCATGAACGGCCGTGTGATGAATGTGCTCCGCCTAGCCCCACGCATTCGCTCGATCTCCGCATAACCCATCCACCACAGGAAAGAGAACAGTCATGAGAATCTACGCCGCATTAGCCGGGATCGCCGGGACTGGTCTGCTGCTAATCGTCGCAGGGATATTCAGCCTGAGCAGTTCGGCGGCATCAAAGGCACCCTCGGTGTACCAGCCGGCTCACACGCCCGGTTCCTACGGGAACGGGCTGGGCGTACTCACACCCTGATGTCCAAGAACTGGAGCGGGGGCAGCACCAGGGCATGGCGTAGAACCAGGGCCCTGGTGCTGGCCCGTGATGGCTGGGCCTGTCAGCTGCGCATACCTGGTGTGTGCACGGGTACAGCGCAGTGCGCACACCACACCATGGGCAGGGCGGTGACAGGCGATGACCCTGCCCACCTACAGGCTGCGTGCACAGCGTGCAACCTGCACGTGGGTGAGCCGAGCGGCGCTGACCCTTCGCCGTTGCCCTGGGACGAGTGATTCTTTCTAGGGAGGGCACCCAGGACACCCGATTTCTGTTCCGTCTCTCTCCCCTGGTTCTGAGACTGGTTCTCATTACCGCCAGCCACGTACAGTGAAACCACCAGGAAACGAGGTAGCGCCGATGCCCCCCAGGCCCAGGAACGGCACACCGCCGAACGCGCTGGTCAGCACGGCGCTTGCCAAGACCGTTACCTCGATCGGCCGGACCGACGCTGACGCCGCTCTGATCCAGCTCGCGCGCCGGTACGCCGAGGCCATCGACGACAATCTGAGGATCGAGCACGAGCTGTACGAGCTCGGGCGGCTGACCGACGTCGATGGGCTGTGGGAGCTGAACGCCCGGGTCAAGGCAGCTGAGAAATCGGTGGCCAAGCTGAACGCGCTCAACGATCTTGGCCCCAAGCTGCTCGCCGCGCTGGTCCAGCTCGGCGCCACGCCGGCCGCGCGTAAGGCCGTGAAGGGTGGTGAACCGGTTGAGCGTGACCCTGTCCGAGAGGCAGTGGACGAGCTCCGAGCTGCTCGCGCTGCGAGGCGCGACCGAGCCTAGGATCTTCACCCCGCCACTGCGCGAGCTGACCCCCGAGACCAGTGAGGGTTACGACGTCATCGCGTTCGCCGAGCTGATCGGCCGTCCGCTGGACCCGTGGCAGCAGTTCGCGGTGATTCACGGCATGGAACTGCTGCCGGACGGCCGGCCAAGATTCCGTCAGATATTGATCTTGGTTGGGAGACAGAACGGAAAGACCGAACTGCTGGTGGTCCTGAGCGCCTACTGGCTGTTCTTGTGCCGCCTGCCGATGATCTTGGGTACGAGCACTCAACTGCCCTACGCCGCTATCAGCTGGGAGAAGGTATGCAAGCTGGCCCGGACCGTGCCTCTGCTGGCCGATGATCTGCCCAGAACGCGCAACCAAGGAATCAGAAGAGCCAACGGTGAGCAATCCCTGACCACCAAGTACGAGTCCGTTTACAAGATCGCTGCGGCCAACGAGGAAGGTGGCCGGTCCCTGACGATTGACCGGCTGGTCGAAGATGAACTGAGACAGCATAAATCGTGGATCGCTCACGAGGCGGCGGAGAATGCGGGCAACGCCGTGGACGACTTCCAAAACTGGATGCTGAGCAACCAGGGTGACTCATCAGCCGTGGTGCTGGATTCCCTGCGTGATTCGGCGCTGGAGTTCATCGAGACCGGCCAGGGTGATCAGCGCTTGGGCTTGCTCGAGTGGAGCGCCCCGGACGGGTCAGAGGTTGACGATCCCCTGGCCCTGGCCGCGGCCAACCCGAACCTGGGGCACAGGATTCACATTGAGAACCTGCTCGGAAAGATGGCCAGAGCCAAGGCCAAGGGTGGCGAGCAGGAGATGACGGCCAAGATCGAGGTTCTGTGCATGAGAGTTCGCCTGCTCGATCCGGCCCTGGACCCGGCCAGCTGGGCCCGCTGCAAGGACGCCGGGCCGCTCGGCAAGCGCCGTACGGTGCTGTTCCTGGACGTCGCGCCGAACCAATTGCACTGCACGCTGATGGCCGCCGCTGTGCTCGACGACGGCCGGGTCAGGGTCAAGGTGGTAAGAGCATGGGAAGGGATCGGCTGCACCCGGGCCGCTGCCGCCGATCTGCCGGGGCTGGTGACCCAGACCGGCGCCAAGATGCTCGGCTGGTTCCCGGGAGGGCCGGCGGCGTCCCTGGCCGCCGATCTGAAGGACCGCAAAGGCCGTTCCTGGCCGCCGTCCGGAGTCACCGTGGAAGAGGTCCGGGCAGAGACCCCAGCGGTGTGCATGGGGTTCGAGCAACTGGTTCGGGCCGGTCAGGTCGCACACCCTGACGACCCGCTGATCAACGCGCACGTGGAGTACGCCGAGAAACTGCACACGGGCGCCGTCTGGGTGTTCTCCCGCAAGGGTGAGGGGCACGTGGACGCCGCTTACGCAGCAGCGGGGGCGGCACACCTGGCCCGGACACAGCCACGGGGCGTCGGTCGGCCGAGAGTGATCGTGGTGCCTTCCTAGTGTCTCTACTTGACTCTACTTGTCTCACAGTGGGTTTCGTAGATGAGAACGGGAATCAATAGTATGATGCCCCCGTGGGGTTTCTCTCGCGCTGGCGTTTCGTCGCAGCCGTAGCTGACACCTCCACCACGCCCGATACCGGCCCGACGTTCTCAGGGGTCGTGCTGGACGACGCAGCCCGGGCGATCTTCGGTCTGGGTGACGAAGTGTCCTGGACATCGCCGGTAGGGCGGATCAGCCGCCGTCAGGCGATCCAGGTACCGGCCGTCAAGCGGGCTAGGGACCTGATCTGCGGCACGATCGGCGCGCTCCCGCTGACCTACCGGGACAAGTCCAACGCGGTGCAGCCGAACGCCCTGCTGTCCCAGCCCGAGCGGAACATCCCGCGATCGGTGACGATGACCCGCACGCTTGAGGATCTGCTGTTCGAGGGAATCAGCGTCTGGCGGATCGTCGAGCAGGACTACCGCGGTTACCCAACCAAGGTGATCCGTCTTGAGGCCGGGACCATCGACATCCGCCGCGACAACCACGTCTATGTCAGCCGGGACGGCACGAACCAGGGCACGACGTGGGACTACGTCCCTGACGACCAGATCATCCGGTTCTACAGCCCCAACGATCCGCTGCTGGACGCCGGCGCCCGAGCGATCCGCACGTGCCTGAAGCTCGACGCAGCCGCCGCGAACTACGCCGACGACCCGATGGCGTCCGGATACTTCCGATCGACCGAGGCCGCTGACCCGCTGGTCGACGAGCAGGGCGAGACCGAGTCGGACGCCGACTACGCAGCCCGGGAGGGCAACGCGATCGTTGCGCTACTGACGAACTGGAAGACCGCCCGGCAGGCTGGTGGGATCGGGTACGTCCCTGCCGGAACCGAGTTCGTTCCGCTGCAGTGGGACCCGGCACAACTGCAGCTGGCCGAGGGCCGTCAGCACGCGGTGCTTGAGATCGCCCGTCTGTGTGGCATCGACTCGGAAGACCTGGGCGTCCAGCAGAGTTCCAAGAACTACCTCAACGGCACCCAAAAGCGTGAAGAGCTGATCGACTACACGCTGAACGGCTACGCCACCGCCGTTCAGGACCGGCTGAGCATGGGCGACGTCACACCCACCGGATACGTGGCCCGGTTCGATTACGGCGGATTCGCCAAGGCCGACGAGAAGACCCGCATGGAGACCTACACGCTCGGCGTGGCGCTCGGCGCCTACGGCGTCGCGGAAGTGCAGCGGCGAGAGGAACTGCCGCCGTTCACCGCTCCCAAGCCAGCCGCCCCGGCCATCACCACCGGCCCGCCCGTGCTTCGATCCGTCCCGAACCAGGAGACCCCCTTGGCTGCGCAGACCGCTACCGGCGAGACGTTCGAGGCTGCGCCTGACGTGCTCGCGTTCGACTCCGACGCCGCGCACCTGGGTTTCAGCGTGGACGAGGAAGCACGGACCATCTACGGCCTGGTGGCCCCCTACGGCGTGGCCAGCACGCTCAAGAACGGGCGCCGGTTCCAGTTCAGTCAGGGATCGATCCAGGTTCCCACCGATCCCAGCCGGGTCAAGCTGCTGCTGCAGCACGATCGGGCCACCGCGGTCGGCAAGGCCGTCGAGTTCAGCGACTCGCCCGAGGGGCTGTGGGGCAAGTTCAAGGTCGCACGTGGCCCCGAGGGTGACCGGGCGCTCTCGATGGCCGCTGACGGCGTCTGGGACGGCCTGAGCGTCGGCCTGCGCCCTGAAGCAACGTTCGATTTCTCCGCCTCACCGGCCAGGGCGCTCAACGCCCCGCTGGCCGAGGTCTCGCTAGTACCCGATCCGGCGTTCCAGGACGCCCGGGTCTCATCCGTCAACGCTTCAGCAGATGAAGGGAATACCGCAATGAAGTGCACCGACCTGCTCAACGACTACGGGTCGTACCTGGCCCTCAGCCAGGGTGATTTCTCGTGATCGAGCTGAGTGACATCGCAGCCGCCGCGGTCGAGACAGCGGGGGTCAGCGTTCGGTACGTGCGGGTAGAGTCCTGGCTCGGCGGCACGCTGGTGGCCGACGACATCCCGGTAGTGAGCGCGACCGAGGACCAGGACATCAGCCTTCGCGTGCCCGAGCGGCTGACCTTCACCGTGCCGATGCTGGACGGAACCACGAGCTGGGTACCCAGCGCCTACGACTCGGCCCTTGGCGCGTTCGGCCAGCGTGTGCGTGTGTCGCTCGGGATAGAGATCACCGCCGGTCAGGTCGAATGGATCAACCGCGGCTGGTTCCTGATCAACACCAGCGAGACCGACAACGACTCGGTACAGGTGGAAGCGCTCGGCCTGCTCTCGCTGGTCGACGAGGCGGACCTGCCCAACGAGTACCAGCCCGCGGCCGGCGCCACGCTGGCGAGCATCTGCCGGGACCTGGTCGAGCCGGGTATCACGATCAACGACGACGCCGCACCGGCGGACAGAACCGCGGCCAGCTCGATCACGTGGTCCGATAACCGGCTCGACTCGCTGAGCGCTGTGCTCGACGCCTGGCCGGCCGAGGCATCGATCAGCGCTGACGGATACCTCGTCATCACCAGCCCGCCGGGCGATCCCGATACCGCCGATGTCGTGCTCGAGCTGACCGATGGGACCGGCGGCACCGTCATCGACTACGGCGGAACGGTGACCCGTGAAGGGGCGTTCAACGCCGTGGTGGCCAAGGGCCAGTACCCGGACACGGACGCGACCCGGGCAGGGCAGGAGATCATTCAGACCGCCTATGACACAGACCCTGCCAGCCCATACGTCCAGGGCGGCACGTTCAGCCCGTACATCGTGCCCTACGGCTACAGCTCACCACTGATGACGACCCCGGCCCAGGTGCTCGCCGCTGCGAGAACTCGGCTGCGCTCGCTGCGCCGGGCCGCCGCTCTCACGCTCAAGGTGAGCGCTGTACCTCACCCCGGTATCGAGCTGGGTGACGTCGTGCTGCTGACGAGCACCCGGCTGGGCATCAGTGAGGCGCTGGGGACCGTTGACGGACTTCGCCGGTACCGCGCTGCGATCGACCACCGCCACCGTTCAGGGCATCGCCACGTCGGTGGTGAGCGCGGGTAAGACGCTGACCGTCGTCGTCAACGGCACCGAGATCACCGCCAGGGCACTACGGGACGTCACCGTGGCCGTGGGTGACATCGTGCTGCTGCAGCGCCATCAGGGCCAGCTCTTGGCCATCGGCCGGATGTTCGCCGCGGCTCCGGCGGCTGACGATCCCCTGCAGTCGGTACCACCCCCGGCACCGAAACCGCCGACCGTCACGGGCACTCTGGTCATCGCACCCGTAGAGACCCGTTCTTACCGGGCCAGCCTCGGGTGGCGCACCGACAACGACGACGTCTACCAGGGTGAGTACGGCAGCAACGGCAACCACACCGGATGCGCTTTCTACGGGTCCAAGCCGCGATCGCTGAAGGGCGCCACCGTCACATCGGCCAGCATCCGCGCCAAGCGGGTCAGCGGTGGCGACTACGCGGCACGCACCACCACCCTGCGCCGCATCACCAACCGGACTAAGCCCGGCGGCGCCCCGACCCTCGTGGCCGGCAGCACGAACGGCCCCCGCCTGGCGGTCGGCAAGTCCGACACCACCATCTCGATTCCCACCGGCTGGGCTCAGGATCTCGTCGACGGCAACGCCGGGGGCCTGGCCATCCTCGACTCATCGGGTAGCCCCTACGTGCGCCTGGCCGGGCGCGGGACCTGGGCCCAGAGCTTCACCCTGACCATCAAGTGGAAGAGGACGAGCTGAAATGCCATCTACCGCAAGCGGGATCATCTACCCCAGCAGCACCGACGCGCCGGACGTTCCGGCGTCCATGCTGGCCATGGCGAACTCGCTGGAGACCATCCTCGCCGCGCTGCCCCGGCCGTCGTTCAAGCAGAAGGCCGCCGCCGAGTCCCTCACCTCCAACACCACCCTGCAGGATGACGATGACATCGTCTGGGCGCTGCCGGTGGGTTCCTGGCGGATCGAGCTCTTCGCGCTGGTCGCCGGTGGTGCAGGTGACGTCAAGATCGCCTGGACCTGGACCGGCACCGACGCGGGCAACTCGTGCAGGGCGTGTATCGGCCCCGGTACGAGCAGCACGGACGTCACAGACGGCACGACCAGGGCCTCCGGTCACGGGATCACCAGTGCGATCGGTTACGGCACCGCGGCCACCGGCAACGCCTACATCCACGAGGACATCAGCATGACCGTGGTCACCGCCGGGACGCTGCAGTTGCAATGGGCGCAGAACGGCAGCTCAGCCACTACTACGACGTTCCAGACGGGCACCAAGTGCTACCTCACTCCCCTGGCCGTGGGCTGATGGACGACATCCACGAGGTGCGCCTGGCCGTCGCCCGCATGGAAGGCAAACTCGACGGCGTCCTTGCGCTGGCCGCCGACCACGAATCGCGCATCCGCCAGCTCGAGCGGGCCATCTGGCGGGCCGCGGGGGCTACCGGCACGCTCGGCGCCGCTCTAGGAGTCGGGATCGCCTCGGCGTTCGGGCTCAACCTGAGCTGAGTGGCAGGCGTGGAACTCAGCCTCGCTCTCGCAGTCACACGGCATGGTCCAGGCGGGCCGGGCGAGCCAGGCCCAGACGGCGGACAGCATTCGCCGGATCACTCGGGTGCTTCCCTTCAGGGGTGACAGCACTACGCCCGGCGGGGGAGCTCCCGCCGGGCGCAATGGCCCTGGACCGTTGGGCCCTGCTGCGCGCTGAGCAGGCGATCCAGGCGTCTGGCGGGTGCACCCCGCCGGGAACCGCCAATTAGTCGTCCAGCGGGGTGCACCGAGATGAACTCTACCGGATACTTACGCACAGTTCCAGCTACTTACGATTAACTCCGACGGCGGTATGCACTGATCGTGGCAGGTACCTAGCGTTCGGGATATGGCCGAACTGAGCGCGGTATTCCCTCGCAATATGAGGGCTGAGCGCGTTCGGAGGGAACTGGACCAGGAACAGTTCGGCGCATTGATCGGATGGTCGAGATCGACCGTGAGCGACCTGGAATCGGGCCGGCGTAAATTGTTGGCCGATGACCTGGCGCTGATATGCGCAGCGCTGGGATTGACCCTCGCGGAACTGTCTCAGGGCGCCGATGCCTCGGTGCTGCGCGCCCTGGGCCTGGGGCACAGACGGGGCACAGAACGGCGCTAACGGCCCGGAAATTGCCGTCAACGTCCAACACTGTTTACGCAGGTCAGACGGCAGGTGGCTCGTATCGTCGCAGCTAGCGGCCTTTCGGGTGCCATACGGTCTTGGTCTCACAGAAGCTAAGGATTCGCCGCGGTCCGGCCGGTGCCCGGGTCCAGTCCGGTTCCGCGGAAC